GTATTGCTCAAACTGGTTGGCGATCCCGCTCAACCAGGGGAACGTTGTCCGGAGTCCAGGATTAATGGTGAGCTCGTGCTGAACATTGAAGTTCTGCGAACTGAGTAGCTTACCAATAAACTCCTTGTGCCTGATCGTAATGGTCTGGCCGTTCTTATGCATAGCAGGAATGGAGCCGCTGCTGTCCAGCTTCGTGAGGATCGAGTTCTTAGCGACTTGGTAGTCACCCTGTCCCAACCATCTGCTGACGGCTGCACCGAGTCCTGAACCAACGGTGCTACCAACGGCGGCGTTTCCAAAGTAACCGCCAACGGCACCACCACCAAGTCCACCCAGGGCTCGGAGAGCAGCGCCAATTGCAGTCACTTCCTGCTTGACATTCTTCTTCTGCGGTTTGCGCATCTGTGACACGCGTCGTGGGGGGCGAATTTGGACCGTGGGTCCCTTCGCCATGCTGTATTGTTCGTGTGATCAACTGACTGCTTCAATACTAAGTAATCAATTATTCCCGGCCAAACACGAACGCAAACGAGTCAAACTCGCGGCTCAGGTCTTCACGACCGAGCTCTCGCTTCTCCCACGCTTCAAGGACCAGGTTGTCATAGTGTGCTTCTAGAGCAACCTGTTCGGCTGGTGTGATTCCGAAGGCTTCACAGTAGCTTGCCCGCGCTACTGCAGTTATCTCCCCTCCTCGGACTCCATCAGCCTGTGACTGTCGAGACGTGTTCTTAAAGACGTGTAGTTTCATACCGTCCGAACAACTGGCACCGCGCGCGTTGCGTTTCATCGCGCGGTAAAATGCCTCCTGTACTGGGACGCCAGTGTTGCCACTGACGCCACACGATCCAACCGCATCCAACCATTTCCTATATACTTTGTCGTTCTGAATCGGAACTAAACACATTGGGTCCTTCTTTAAGACGGTCGCGTGGTTACGAACCATGCGCCATCCGGACGATAGTTGGACGGGCCGAGTCTGGCAGAATTCAATCTGCTCAAACTCCCGTACCGGGTCTTCGACTGTCATAGCAAAGCCGCGCTCTCTGAACCATGCATCCAATGATTCAGAGAAGCGCGCCAAGTCTCTGTACTCCA